TCTTGCAACATCACTGTTGCAATGCGATTCCAAGGTTTTTCGTACTCTTTCGAGTCGAATGACCTCAGACCGATGTTCATCACACTCTTTCTGTATTTCGTCAAGAATACAGGTTCAATAACCATGGCATCAGCGATGCTTTTGATTATGGCGAGTACTGATGGACGTGGGTCGCCATCCCTTTCGATAATAGGGTAATAACCCTTAAGTCGAGGGAGGGATCGTCCTTCCTCAAGTGTGCCCATCTCGAAGAGTGGGCCCGCCTTGAGACGGGAAGGATCAATGTCTATGAAATCAGGAACGGTGAGCTGTCTCCAGCTCTCGCCAGACATAAGCCTTGAAGCAAGGCTATCTGTCTGGTAACTACTGACACTCGTAATAAAATTACGAAGATCAGCGTCGAGGTTCCTGAACATCACAGCACGCTTTTCGGAGTTTCTATGGATGAGAGCCATTATTAGTGGATCTCCAATAGCACTATCGAAAAGCTGGTCTAAAGTTCTACCGTCAGACCAACCAAAGCCTCCAAAAGCTTTTGGTAATGGACCTAGGAATTCAGCCACCTTCCGCTGCTCTTTCGTAAGCAGGGACATGGTTGATTTTCCAAGGTTGGTACAAGCTGAAGCGAACGAATGGTCAGAGATCATCCGCCACTTATAGCTTTTCCCAAGACGGTTAGCTAGTATACTGTATCCGGCAAACTCAGCAAACCTTTTTGACTTAAAGGTTTTGCTGGGAGAGACCTTGCAACCTAAGTTGCGTAAGGTTTCCCGGTAAATACGGTGTAATGCATTATCGGCGATGACTACGTCATCACCAAGAACGCAAAATCTAGGTTCAATACCTCTACGCTCACAGATACCCTGGAGAAGGGTATTGTGTGAATAAGCGAAGGTAAAGAAGCTAGGTCCTAGCCCGAGGGGTTGTCCCCTTAAGAACTGGCATGTCGGATCCCCTCCGAGCGTGTTCTCCCAGACACCTGTTGCACACATATCCATTATAGAGATAAGTTTT